CATCAACCTTGAGGCGAAGATAAAGTATCTGGAACAGATGCTGTATTGGTTGGATCAGGTTATGAAACAAATTTCTAATAGAGGGTTTCAGATCAAGAGTGCCATTGAGTGGGAGAAATTTGTTAATGGACAATAATGAAATACGGTCTTGATACTAAAGTAGTTGAAATTGATGAACATCTTTTAAATAAACTATCACAATTTCAACTACAAAAAAGGGTTGCTTTTGGTAGTAAAAAATTTAGATCTTCCAAGGTTTCTTGGATCAATGATGAGTCAATAAGAAAAGATTTTCTTAACGTAGCACAGCAAGTAAATATAGATGCTAAATGGTTTTTAAATATATTTTACTGTGAACCGTTACAGATGACATTTTATGATGAAGAAGATTATTACTGTTGGCACATAGATCAAGTATTACCCACACTATATTCAGATCATAATTTTTATGGTTGTAGAAAAATAAGCATGACTTTATTTTTATCAGATCCAGAAGAATATGATGGTGGAGAATTTGACATAGAAATAGGTCGTCCAATAATGGAAGGCGAGGAAGACAAGTACGAAAGAGTGCAAACATTCAAAGGAAAGAAAGGCACTGCAATATTTTTTAAATCTGATTTTTGGCACCAAGTTCGTCCAGTTAAATCTGGTACCAGAAAATCTTTAGTAGCATGGTTCGCAGGTTCCCCTTATGTCTAATCTTAAAATTAAAAAGAAGAATGAAGTATACATTACTATTCATTCCGAAGAAGAGCATGTTCATAGAGAACTATCAGACTACTTTACCTTTGAAGTTCCTGAAGCTAAGTTCCTGAAGAAAAATCCCAGATACAAATACTGGGACGGAACTATTCGTTTGTATTCGCCTGGTACAGGAGAATTATATCATGGTCTAATGAAACATGTGCAAGTATGGGCGGATGAAAAACAATACACTGTAGAGTATGAGAAAAATGACTGGTACGGAGATGTAGAAGACGATAACAAATTCGTGTCTCCTGCTGGTGTCAAACACTTCATGGATAAGATATGCAATATAAAACCTCGTCCATACCAATACAAGGCAGTTTACGAAGCTTTAAAATATAATCGTAAGTTACTTCTTTCTCCTACGGGATCTGGGAAATCTCTCATGATCTACTCCATAGTCAGATACTATGCTGCCACCGCAAAGAAGATACTTATAGTCGTCCCAACTACATCCCTCGTTGAGCAGATGGTCAATGATTTTATTTCTTACGGGTGGAATGCTGACGACTTTGTACATAAGATTTACTCTGGTAAAGATAAGAATACTGACAAACCAATTATTATTTCAACCTGGCAGTCTATCTACAAATTTCCAAAAAGATACTTTGATGACATTGACTGTGTAATTGGCGACGAAGCACATCTCTTCAAGTCAAAATCATTGACAGGTATCATGACTAAACTACACAATGCCAAGTACCGTTTTGGATTTACTGGAACACTTGATGGTAGTAAGACGCACAAGTGGGTACTGGAAGGATTGTTTGGAGATTGTGAAAGAGTTACCAAAACAGATGATCTTATCAAGGAAGGTTATCTTAGCAAGTTTAGAATCAAAGTGCTACTTTGCAAACATGCTCCTCAACATTTTGAATCATATCACGATGAAATGGAGTATCTTGTCGAACATAAAGGAAGAAACAACTTGATTAAAAATCTAGTTGATGATTTGAATGGGAACACTCTCGTGCTCTTTAACTATGTAGAGAAGCACGGAGAACCACTTTACGAGTTGATAAATAATACCATAGACCCCGAACGAAAACTATTTTTTGTTCATGGTGGAACGGAAGTAGAAGACCGAGAAGAAGTTCGCCAGATTACAGAGACAGAATCCAATGCAGTCATTGTTGCCAGTTACGGCACCTTCTCAACTGGAATTAACATTAAACGTCTTCACAACATTATATTCGCATCTCCGTCCAAATCAAGAATTAGGAACCTCCAGTCAATTGGTAGGGTACTTAGAAAAGGTGAAGGAAAAGAGATAGCAACCTTGTACGATATTGCTGACGACATTGGTGGTCAGAATTACACATTACGACATCTCAATGAAAGAGTTAACATTTACAATGATGAGAATTTTAAGTACGAGGTAATTAAAGTAAACCTTAGAGCAAATTAAATATGGATGAAGAATTTATTGGAACAGTAAAACTTATCACTGGAGAGGAAATCGTCTCTAAGGTTGTTTACCTAGAAGACGAAGATAAAGTAATGCTTGAAAATCCTCTTCAAGTAGATTCAGCTAAACAAAGAAAAGGTGTAATGGAAATTTCTGGATTCTCTTTTAGAGAATGGATGTCCGCCACTTTTGATAATATGTTTATTATAAACAGAAGTCACATAATCACAGTTAGTGAAATAGAAGGTCCTATTGTTGATTTTTATAATGAAACTCTTTTGAGAATGGAGAATGGAAAGTCTCTAACTGGTAGAGGAGGAAAGTTACCAAGAGGATCTGGATACCTAGGATCCGTAAAAGATATGAAAAAATCTCTAGAGGATATCTTTAATAAAAGCTAATATATCTCTTCTGAACCTCTACAAGGTTAATTGTACTGAGGTTTGTGAGGTTTGTCAAGTCCCCTTTACAAATTCATTTCTATGTGCTACCATTAAGACATGATAATGGTAACCAACCCATGGCATTCAAAGCAGTAATGACACGAAAAAAGACTGAATACTACGTCAATAACAAAGAGTTCCTTGCTGCGATCACAGATTATCGTCAGAAGGTTCATGCTGCTAAAGAAGCTGATAAACCTCGCCCAAGAGTTACAAACTATCTTGGCAGTTGTTTTCTAAAGATCGCAACACACTTATCGTATAAACCGAACTTTGTTAACTACATGTTCCGTGAGGACATGATCTGTGACGGCATCGAAAACTGCCTCCAGTATATTGACAATTTTGACCCAGAAAAATCCAAGAACCCATTTGCTTACTTCACTCAGATCATTTACTATGCATTCTTGCGTAGGATCCAGAAAGAGAAAAAGCAACTAGAGATCAAAGGCAAGATTCTAGAAAGGTCAGGATATGATGAAGTTATGCACACTGACAGATATGAAGGTAACATGTCAGGTATGAACGCTTCCTATTCTGATATGGGTAGCATCAAAGAAAACATTGAAACTAAAATGAATCGCTAATGCCTGACCCGAATGCCTTATATGATGACATGGAAAAGCTTAATGCTCTCTATGAAGAACTATGTTGGGATCATGATGACGAACTCGTCTTCACCCATGATGGTAAAAAAGTGATTATTTACAATAAAACTAAACATGAAACCTACTGAAAATTACGAACAACTTATTGAGCGTTTTACAAAAAGAACAACTCAACTAACTGCTAGACTAGCAGAAGTAAAAGAACCATACGATGAATATCTTCGTATTCAAAAAGATCTGACTAGACTAGAAGGTTCTTTACAAGCAGTTGAATACCTAGCATTTGGAAAGTTGCCTGGTGATGGTAACCACGGTGGAATGAAGGATCACAAACCACAATGAGAGTAGACAGACACAGAAACATTGCTGATGAGTTAGAAGCAGAACTTCTTAATGAATTAGAAGGAATTACTACTCAACTTCGTGGTAAAATGACAAGGTTGACTAGAGCAAACTCTATGGGTAGATCATCTAAAGTTATTGAAATTGAATACGACATTGAAGTATGAAACTAACACAGGAAATCATTGACAAGATCCAAGAGGCAATGCTACACACTAAGAAAGATGGTACTGTCAACTGGAAGGACACTGATGAGATTGAGGTCAATCTAGCAGGAACATTTGCTGCTGATAAATTCATTGTTATTAAGAACAAGACTAAAAATCCAGTAGTTTCTGCTGCACCACATCCAAGATTTGATTACGAAAAAAACGAATGGAAAAAAGATGAAGATAGCACTAATAACTGATCAACATCTTGATGGACGAAAAGGAAACATCCATTTTTGGAATTACTTTCAAAAGTTTTATGACGACATCTTTTTTCCAACTCTTGAAAAAGAAGGTATCGAGGTCATCTTTGATTTGGGTGACACTTTTGATAACCGAAAGTCTATGGATTATAATACTTTTAACCGTGTTGATACAAATTATTTCCAACGGTTGAAAGATTATGAAGTGCATATGATTCTTGGTAATCATTGTACTTATTACAAAAATACAAACAAGATTAATTCACCAGAACTTCTATTAGAAAAGTATTCAAACATCAAGATCTATTCTGAACCAAAAGAAGTTCTAATGGGAAAGAAATTATTTTTGATGATGCCATGGATCAATACAGGTAATAAAGAAGAATGCTTGAGACTGATCTCTGACAGCGAAGCAGACATTATGTGTGGTCATCTTGAGTGTGATGGATTTGAAGTCACACCTGGCATGAAGTTTGATGGTGGATTTAAAGTTTCTGAATTTAAGAACTTTAAACGTGTGTGGTCTGGACACTTCCATCACAAATCAAAACATGGCAATGTTCAATACCTAGGCAACCCTTATCAGATGTTCTGGAATGATTATAAGGACACTCGTGGATTCCATATCTACGATACTGAAAGTGATAGACTTAAGTTTATCCCAAATCCCTACGAAATCTTCGAGAAGATCTTCTATGATGATGCCAAGTACGACTACAACAAATCAGATGTGTCTAATTATAAAGACAAGTTCATCAAACTCATCGTTGAAGAGAAGCGAGACTACCAAATGTTTGAAACATTGGTTGATCGTCTTTACAACGTAGGTGTTCACGATGTCAAAATTGTTGAGACACTTGTTGATGCTGAAGGAGTTGATGACGCAGATTTAGAAACAAAAGATACTATGACACTTCTTAATGAATACATTGATGAGGTGGATATCTCTGTAGATAAATCTGACTTGAAGACATTGATGAGATCCCTATATATTGAAAGCTGCCAAGTAGTCTAATGTTCGTTCTAACAATAGCAAACCATCCAGAAGGTGTGTTTTCTGTTTTTGATGAAGAAGAGCGTCGTGTTATTCCTATCTGGACTCAGATTGATGATGCTGAAAGATACTTGATGATGATAGAAGAGGAAGATTATCCAGACATGCAGGTTGTGGAAATGGAAGATCATGTTATAATAGGAGCATGTCAAGATCGTGGGCAACGCTTTTCCATAATTACACCTGACGATTTTTTAATACCACCTGATGAACCCGATTCCAAATAATGATTGTATTTGAAAAAATTCGTTGGAAGAATTTTCTTTCTACGGGTAATGTGTTTAGTGAGATTGATTTAGAATCAAATCGAACAAATTTAATTGTTGGTAGCAACGGAGCAGGTAAGAGTACCATTTTGGATGCTCTTACTTTTTCGCTGTTTGCTAAACCTTTCCGTAAAATTAGTAAGAGTATGTTGATCAATAGTATCAACGAAAAGGATTGTGTAGTAGAGATTGAGTTTCGTATCGGCAAGATAGAGTACAAAGTTGTACGTGGTATGAAACCCAATAAGTTTGAGATCTATTGTAATGGTCAGGCATGGAATCAAGAGAGTAGTGTTGTAGAACAGCAGAAGAACTTTGAAGCAAATGTTCTTAAGATGAATTACAAATCATTCACACAGATTGTGGTGTTGGGATCATCTACATTTGTTCCATTCATGAAGTTGCCTGGTGGTCAACGTCGTGACATCATTGAGGACATCTTGGATATCCAAGTATTCTCTACTATGAATGTTCTCCTCAAGGATAAGATGCGTAGTAATAATGAGGAACTACGTGATGTTGATTATCAACTTGATCTACTAAAAGATAAGATTGAGTTACAGAAACAACATATGTTTTCTCTGGAGAAGAAAACTCAGGAAGAAATTGATCGTAAGAAAGAAAAGATAAACGAATATAAAAATACTGAACTACAAGGTGCAGAAGAAGTATCAGTTCTTACAGAACAAATCTGTAATCTTAATAAAGAAATGCAGGAGTATTCTACATCTAACCAAAAGTTGAACAAGTTGAACACATACTTGATCAAGTTGACACATAAGATGAACACATGCAAGAAGGAAAATAAATTCTTTGAGTCCAACTATGTGTGTCCTACGTGTACACAAGAGCTATCCGAAGAGTTTCGTAATGAGAAACTAGAAGCAGGAAAAAACAAGGTTGAGGAGATGAATGTTGGTTTTGAAGATCTGCAGAAAGCGATTGCTAGTGAACAAGAAAGGTTAAATAAATTTACTGAACTATCTACTGAAGTTAATAATATTAATACCACGATCTCGCAGACAAACTTTCAGTTGTTGACGATTCGTAAACAGATGGAATCTCTGGAAACTGAGATCAAGGAACTAGAAGGATCTAACCCTGACAAAAAAGCAGAGTTGGATAAATTACAACTTCTTGTAAACAGCAAGAAGGATTATGGTAAACAACATGCTACCCTAAAGCAAGACCGAGATGTCCTAACAACAGCAGGTCAACTCCTCAAAGACAATGGTATCAAGACTAGGATCATCAAGACCTATCTTCCAACCATGAATAAATTGATTAACGATTTCTTACAGAGAATGGAGTTTTATGTCAATTTCACCCTTGATGAGAACTTTGAGGAGATAATCAAATCTAGATACCGTGACGTATTTTCCTATGATAGTTTCAGTGAAGGCGAAAAAGCTCGTATTGATATCGCTCTTCTGCTCACTTGGCGTAGTATTGCTAAGCTTAAGAATAGCGTGGATACTAACCTCCTTATACTCGACGAGATCTTTGACGGATCTCTTGATCAGTCTGGCACATCAGACCTAGGATGGATC